TTCGACGAGACAGGCGATGCTCCTGCTAAGCACGCCAAGACATACTTCTCACGGTTCAAGCGGCCTATCGACGCGCTCGACTGGATCGCCGCCGATGCTGCGGTGGCCGAGGCCAACAAGACCCGCAAAGGCGCGAACAAAATTCCGAGCAAGGTTACGTACGCAGAGCTCGTTGACGCCAACGAGGACGGTCTACTGCCTGAAGCGCGCGTAGCTATGACCCCCGCAGAGAAAGTGTTCTTCGCGGGGCTGAGCTCTAACAACGGCGCGCAGGCGGCTAAATGGGTTGAAGAGAACCTGTCTCCCAGCACCCAGCGCGTGTTCCGCGACCTGCTGCGGTTCCACAAGGCTGCGGCGGAAGCCAGAATGCCGTATCGCGTCGGCACGATGACGCTGGACGAGAAAGTGCAGGAGCAAGTCGCGCAAGAGGGCGCAGCGCTGCCGGAGCTGTCTGACCCGGAGAAAATTGCCGCGCGCCAAGAAGCGCAGCGTCGCCAGCGTGAAATCGCCGCTAAGGAGATGGAGGCGGCGCAGCGGAAGGCCGTTCGCGAAGCTGAAGCTGCGGCACGCGCGGAGCAGCGGATCGTCCCCGCTGGTGCCATGACTGCCGCCGCCAAGGCTCGCGATGCTCGGGAATCGGCGCAAGATGACGCACTCGTCGCTCGCATCCTCGGCAACAACGAAGCGGCGCGTCCGAAGGTAGATAAGGCGGCGAAGGCTCAGGCCGCCGCGTTCATGAAGTGGCAGAACAGAGGGCTTCTCAACCGCATCAACGACGAGTTCGCCGACCTTGACCGCCCGCTGCATCCGGCTGTCGCCAACCCCCTGATGAACGGCGACCTGCGCACCGCCCTGCGGATGCTCGCGCTCTACGCCCCCAATGACCGCATCGCTCGCACCGCGTCGCAACTTTCGGCGTATACGAGAGGCGTCAAGGTGTCGGTCGTAAAAGACTTGGACGCGGCTTTGGAAAAGGCAGGATACGGTGCTGCTCCCGCCGGGTTTTCCACATACGGCACGTTCCTTATGGACACCAACACGATCTACCTCGATGCGGACACGGGGCTGACCGGGGTTACTCTGCTCCACGAGATGCTGCACGCGGCTACTTACGCGCAGCTTAGAGACCCCGCTAACCCCTACACCCAGCAGCTCCAGAAAATCTTCGCGGAAGCCCGCCCGCTTCTGAAAGACATCAACGGTGCGCGGAGCATCGACGAGTTCGTGGCCGAGGCCATGACGAACCCGAAGTTCCAAGATGAGCTGGCCATGCTGCACCCCAAAGGGCGCAGGTTCTCCGTGCTGGACAGACTCCTCAACACGGTTGCGAACTTCTTGCGCCGCATGTTCAACATGCCGCAGAAGCCCCTGTCCAACGCCCTCGACGTCGTGGACTTCTACACGCGGGCCATCATGGCCCCGGTGCCCGAGGCGCGCACAGGTGGGATGCTCTATCGGCTCAATACGCCGTCGGGGATAAGCGCGCTTATGGACGGCGCGGCCAACCTTGCGGGGTCGTTCCCTGAACCCACCAAAGAGCTCGCTAGAGAGTTTGGCGACCGCGCGTCGGGTGTGCTTGCGCAAACCGGGGATACCGGCAAACGCATCATGCTCGGGCTCTTGGGTATGCAGTCTGTTGGCGACATAGCCGCGCACTACGGCCTTGGTGGGTTCAACGACCTCCAGAACGCCATCCGCGAGATGGACTCCGCCGCCGTGCAGTCTGACCAAGAAGTCGATGGCGTGCTGAAAGAGATCGAAGACTGGCTCAAGAAGCACCGGGGTTTCAAGGAGACCTTTGACAACGTCGTCTATACCAGCACGACCAACCAAGTTGACCCGAGTCTGACGCTTGAGCGGGCCCGCGAAAAATACGGGAAGAACAGCGAGAAGCTTGCCACCTACACCAAGATGCAGCGGGAATGGCAGTCTCTCGGTGCTGAGGGGCAGGCGCTCTACAATCTCATGCGGGAGACCTACCGCAAGCAATACATGCGGCTAAAGGACGCACTCTTTGGCCGGATCGACGACACGCTGGGCGGTGAAACAACCGAGGCCAAGCAGCTCAAAGCGAACTTGATGATCAAGTTCTTCGACTTCAACCAGATCGAGCCGTACTTCCCGCTGACCCGGAAAGGCGATTACTGGCTCGAGTACACCGCAGTGAACCCGGAAACGAACACCACTGAGCCGGTTAAGCAGGCGTTCGAGTCCCCCAACGCCAGAGATCGCGCGCTGCTGGAGATCGCCACCTACCCCGAGGTCGTCAAAGGAGCTGACGGGAAGCCGCTTGGCGTCAGGATGTACAACTCCACCGATCTGACGCGCTACCGTGGTGCACCGGACTCGTTGTTCGTCACTGACACGCTCAAGATTCTCCGCGAGCGGATGACCAAGGCAGGCGCGACGCAGGAGACCATCGACGGTATCCAGCGGGACATCACGAAGCTGTTCATCGAGGCGCTGCCGGAAACGTCGTTCGCCAAGTCGCTCCAGAAGCGCCAGAACACGGCGGGTTTCGACCGCGACGCTTTCGGCGCGTTCAAGCAGAAGGCCTACACACTCGGGCGGCAGGCACAGCGGTTCAAGTACAGCACTAGTGTGCGGCGTGCTACGGATGCGATCCGGGAACAGGCCAAAGAGACTGCCGACGCAAACAAGATCGCTGTTGCCGCTGAGCTGATCGACCGCGCCGAGTTCGCCCTGAACCCGCCAAATGATGCCATGGCCCGCGCCGTGCAGGCAGCGAACCGGTTTGCCTTCACGTTCACCATCGGCTTCAACGCCTCGTCTGCCGTCGTCAACCTGTCCTCGCTGGGGGTGGTCGTCTACCCTGTGTTGGCGGGCAAGTATGGCTACCGTGCCACGGCCAGCGCGATGAAGGACGCGGGTATGCTGTACGGCAACAGCGGGTTCTCGCAGGAAGTTCGCCTGCCCACGGAGTACATGGGCAAAACCACGACCACCGTGCGGTCGATGCCGTCCATCGACAACTACTACACGCTCGATGCGAATGGGAACCATGTCATCCGTGCCGGGACGCCGGAGGTTCTCCGGGCCAAGCTAGAAGAACTCATCCCGCTCATCGACCTAGCAGCCAAGAACGGCCAGCTGAACCGGTCGATCTTCTACGACAGCATCGGTGCCGAAGAAGTTGGTCGGTCCCGCACCAACTTGGACAAGATGAACGCGCTCAGCGGCGCAATGTTCCACAACGTCGAACGCTTTAACCGGCAGGTGACGCTCGTCGCGGCCTACAATCTGGAGCTTGCGCGGCTCAACCAGCGCCCGAAGCCCAATGAGCGTAATCTGACAACCGAGCAGAAGCGTAAGCGTGCGGCTGAGCAGGCGCTCTACCAGACCACGGAAGTCACAGGCGGCTCGACGCTCGTCACTGCACCGCGTCTGTCGCAGTCGGGCATCCTGCGTGCGGCGTTCATGTTCAAGAACTACGGCCTGACGATTGCCTACCTGCAAGGCAAGTTGATCAAGCAGATCGCGGACAACGCCTTCCCCGGCAATGACCCGGAGCGCGTCGCACTGCGCAACGCGGCGATCAAGCAGTTAGTCGGCATCCAGATGTCGGCGTTCCTGTTCGCTGGGCTTGCCGGTGTGCCGCTCTACGGTGCGGCCAGCATGATCATGGACATGTTCCTCGGTGACGACGAAGAAGACGCCGACATGATCACGCGTCGCTACATCGGCGAGCTCGCCTATAAGGGCCTGCTGACGGAGGCTACCGGGCTCGACGTGTCGTCGCGTATCGGCCTTACGGGCCTGCTCATCAGCGACAACCGGTACAACGCCGACACTAGCGTGGAGGAGAGCATCGTCGCGGCGCTCGGGGGCCCTGCCTACTCCACCATCTCGCAGTTCAGCACGGGCGTCGCTGAAGTCTACCGGGCGATGACGGGCGGCGAGGGAGACATGGTGCGGGGCGTCGAGAACATGATACCCGCCGCGTTCCGCAACGCGGTGAAGTCCTTCCGCTATGCCTCGGAGGGGGCCAGCATAGACACCCGCAGAGGCGACTTGATTGTCGGCGATCTGAGCGTGTCCGATCTCGCGGGTAAGGCTCTCGGCTTCAACCCGCACGCGGCGAGCTTGCAGCAAGACATCAACCAGCTGAAGTCGCGGGTGTCCAAAAACATCCCCGCGAAGAGGTCGTCGCTTATGAAGATGTACTACGTGGCGCTGCGTGAGGGCGACATCGAGGGTGCACGCGATGTGCTGGCGCAGATTCGGGCCTTCAACGAGAGGATGCAGGAGCTGGGCTATACTGATGCGGTGATCGAGCGGGAGAACATCGAACGGTCGCTGCGTAGCCACATACGCGAGAGCAAGGAGATGTCTCGCGGCGTCTCTCTTTCTCCCACCGTTAGGGAAGCCCTAGCGGACCTTGAGGGGCAGTACGACCGGGGGTTCCAGCTGTTCCAATAAAAAAGACCCCCGCCGAGGCGGGGGTCCAGTGAGGAGAACGACAGGAGACGAGCAGGCGGCGCTCTCGCACTGTCAGGCGCACTATATCATGCGGTTCTCCATACGCGTAAGCCCAAATTGTTGTTTTCTACCCGGACGAAGCATTTGAGCTTCATCTGGTGCCGTTCGGCAATCTCTGCGATCTGCCGTTTAGCCAGCACCGAGTTGATGCACGGGATGAACACCGACATGCCCGGATGGATATCTTTCCACGGCACAACGATGCGCACTCCATCGGGGCAGATGTCGTCAAGTAGATGCACCGGCATCGGTGGGGTCTTCCAACGCTATCTTCGCCATCACTACATCGGTAGCGGGCAGGTTCATGTGGGTGCCTTTGGTTATCCGCATCTTCAACTTGTTGGCCTGCAGGGTGGTGCGTAGCTCTTCGTACACCGAGGCGAAGTTGATCTGCTGTTCTGCAAGCCAAACGCGGAAAGGTTTAATAACGAGGTACAGCTGTTTAAGGTCTGTCTCGTAGCGGCCCACGATATCTACACGCGGCTGGTGATCCGGCACCACAAGTTCGTCGATGCCGTTGTTGTTCTTCCCGCGCCGGTCAATCGTAGACTTGATCTGCAGCACCTTGCCCCAGTTCTCGTAGACATACTGCGTTACGAGGTCAGCTGCCGACAGCTTCAACGCGCCCGCCGCTGCTTGATTTGTGCGGATGATCGTGTTGATCGTGTAGTCGGTGAGGTTCTTGACATCGTAGGTAAGTAGCCCAAGCTGCTTGCAGATGCTCGCTGCGGCTATCGTGGCGGCGCACACAGCAGACCAGAACCGGTTGTCAGAACTGAGTTGCGCCCGTACGTCGATGTTCTTCTGGCACTGCCGCACTAGTTCGCGCACTGCTTCTACGTTGTTCAGCACGAACTGGATGAACACCTCTCCTGCGGTGCCGTAGTTGTTCAGAATGTCGAGGCTGAACTTGTCTGTGAGTTCTTTATCCACCGCGCCGTGGAAGAGCCTCGTTGCTTCCATCTCGATGACGCGCTGCGCCTCCGCACGGGGCATGGCCTTGGCTAGGCTGACCTTGTCGATGAGGCTCGTGTTGCCCGTGGTTATGAAGAGCAGCTTCCAAGGATCGCCACGATACCGCTCATTGTTGGAACCGCTCGACATGCGGTTGCGCTGCTGTCCACTGGTGGCCTGATAGATAAGTTCTGATGCGTCGGTAGGCTTGATGTTGGTGATCTCGTCCATGCAGACCGGCACGCTTCTGTAGACTTCTGCACGGTTCATCTTGGAGACGTAGGTGTCGTCGTGCTTGAGCATCAGCTGCTCTGGGTTCCCCCATATAGACATCGCTGAGTAGAGCGCGTGTGTCTTGCCAAACCCGGAGTCCTTGCTCCACAGGTGGATGAGCGACCCGTGCACGGGCGTGAACTGGATTAGGGCGCTTCCGAACCCAGCGCAGACGACGAACTGATGTAGCTCGAAGCCGGGGCGGTCGTAGAAAGCGATGGTTCGCTTCCAGTCGTCAAGTGTTCCTTTACTACTGAACGCACCTATGGTGGCGCGCGTATTTGCCGCAGGGGCGTTGTACTCGCTGCGGTCGGCGTAAAGCACCTTGCTGCCCAGCACGAACCCAGAGAGTTTGTCGTCGATCCAACCGAATTGCCGGTGTGCTAGCTCCGCAGTGGTAGTGTGCTGCAACTCATTCACCCATGCTTGTGTGTATCTCATCAGTGCATCCACTTCGTTTCCTAGTGCGTATATACCTGCAGACGATATCGCCTCGCGGAACTTATCCTTCGATGTCCCGACATGGTTAGGGATGACGAACTCCCGAACCCCGTCTCTTGGCAGATGCAGCCGAAACAGCATCGAGTCGCCTATCTCTGGGTCTATGATCCGCTTCACGACATAGAGATCGTGGACATGGATGCAGCGTTCAATGACTTCGCCGTCCTCGTCCGTTTGCCGTAGGAACACACCGCCTCCCGCGCCACGGAAGTAAGGCTTCGGGTATGGGGGTATCTGGTAGACCTGCGCGGGCTTGTCTGGTTCTGCGCTCGGTACGACCACCGTGTTCTCTTCCTCGGTGGCCTCCCTGTACTGGTGCCCTAGGACGATGGGCGACTTAATCTTGTTCCAGTGCGGGCAGCTGACGCAGACGCCGGGGTTGTACTCGTCGAACCGCGTGCAGAGATACGGCCCTTTGATGCGGCTCAGCTTGTACTGCATCTCCTCCGAGTCATACTCGGGGTAGCCCTCGGACATGATCCGCGCAGCCTTAGCGCCGTCCGAACAGAACGCCGCAATCGACAGCCCCGCGCGCCACATGGGCTCTTCCATCGTGGCTTGTTCTTGGATGATGTACGCCAGCTGTGCGCAACCTTTACCCTCGGCAGTCTTTTCGAGGATCGTCTTGAAGCGGGCTTCGCGCTTGCCGATCAGCGCGTCCATCATCGCGCTGTGCGCGGGACGGGGCGTAAACTTGTTCGTGGAAACTGGTTTTGTAGGGAGGTCAGCGGCGTTGACGCGCGCTGCAAATGTTTCGAATGACACGGGCGCGTGGTCGGATATCCCCAGCACCGTGACAGGCGCAGGTGTGTCGCCCTTGTGGTTGCTCGTACCCGGCACGCGCAGTACGCGGGCAGCATCGGCGGTGACGTTCTTGTCCGCCTTGAACCCGTGGAAGTTTGCCAGTGCCTTGAGCCGCTCGGCGACGGGAAGCCACTCTACTAAGGATACCGGCTCGGTCAGCGGCCAGTAGACGTGCACGCCGTAGCCAGAGTTGACCATCGTAGGGCGCGGCAGGTTTGCCGTCTTGCAGAACGCACGCAGCTGCGCGATGGCCGTAGACTGGTCTGGAAAGTCTTTGGGTGTGCCCCTCTTGAGGTGCACGCCGCAGTCCAAGTCCATGAAGAACGCACGCAGCTGTCTTACGTTATCGGCTTCGCGTGACCCCGCCTCGTCGAAAGTAGCGAGTGCGTAGTAGGTGTCGAAGCCGTTCTCGTTTAGGTTGTTAGCTGCATGCTCTAACTCGTCTATGGTGCCGTAGAACTTCTGCACCATACGCTGCTCTTTGAGCGCCCAGACACAGTAGTGACCCTCTGTGCCGAGCACTCCCTGTAGGAAAGTAGATGTGTCCATGAGCCGCCACTCATTGAGAAAAGGGTAGCGGCGGGGCTGATTTTTCTTGTGCCCCGCCGCAGGGAGAAGCCGACGTTACTCGTCGTCCCACTCAGAAACAAGCGTGTTGAGGCTTGCCTTCGGCGCGGGCTTGGCATCCTTGGCGGTAGCGACCTTCTTGGGCTCTTCTACCTCTTCATCCTTGATCGTATCGCCGACTATGACGACATCCTTCTTCGGGTTGTAGGACTCGGTGCCACCAGCAGAAGTCTTCTTCTGCACGCCGTCTGTCTGCGCCACGGTGAGCGTGATAGCCGAAAGCGCCTCGGGCGAGTCCTTGGCTTCCACAGCGGCGTGGAACTCCGCCTCAGTCAGCGCACGCACCGGCTTGAAGAACAGCTTCGGCTGCTCAGCATCCTCGTCGAAGTACATCTGCGTCAGCACCGCGATCATCGGAGTGTCATGCGCGTCGATGAACTTGGCGTACGCCTGCATACCCATCTTGTCGCCCTTGGCTTCGCCAAAGATAGACGTCGCGGGCAGCTGCAGCTGGTACACCTCGTTAGGCTTGCCCTCTAACGTGATAGCCAGACGCTGGTTGAAGCGGCACGCACGGCTCTCGCCCTGCCCAGACCCCTTGATGTTCATCGGGCAGGATGCACAGGACGCGGCCTTGCGCTGCTCCGCCGGTACTTCCGGCGCAGGAGTGCGCGTATCCGTGGACCAGCAGGTCGGCGCTGTCGGATTGTTCGGGTCGTAGGTGCCCTCATAGTAGGTGCGCGACACTTTGGCAGCGTTGACCACGACGATGTTCATGCTGTCTTCCTTGGAGACAGACACTTGCTCGCCGTTGACGATCATACGGAAGCGCCGTCCCTTGAGGGAGATACGCTTGCCGCCGCCCCCGCCGCCACCGGAGAGGGTCTTGTTCATGTCCTTCAGCGCCTTGAAGAGGTCGCTGTTCACAAGCGGGTTGTTGCCGCCAAAGAGGGTCATTTCACCCATGGTAGTTCTCCTCAGTTGTCTAGGTCGAGTTCAAGTTGCTTAGGGGCTGTGGTTAGGCCAGCCACTACTTTGTCCAGTTCAAACCGGTAGGTGTTACCGATTTTGATGTAGGAGTCTTTCGGGATGTGCCCTTGCCGCACCCATGACCGCGCTGTGGACACGGACACGTTGAGATGTTTGGCGAGGTCTTCGATGGTTACAAGGGGGGTCATCACTTCTTCCTTACGGTTATCACATACTCCGAGTTCGCATTGAGACCCGGAGGATGCAGGTCAGGGTTGTCTTCGATGAACTGCCGAACGGCGGTCTGGTTAAGCCGCTTCTCGAAGAACTCGGGCACTTGGTGGTCGAGGACGAATTGGTGCATCGACTCCCAGTCGTTTGTCCAATACCGCGTCTTGACGGTGCGGTAGAACACGCCCGATTCCGTTCGCACGCTCTCTACGCCGTGCGTCTTACAGTACTCCAGCAGTTCGCTCTTGATGGCGTCTTGCTGTGCTTGCAGCCTGCTGTCTTCTGCCTCAAACTCTTCCTTGAGCGCGGACCGCTTGTCCCTGATCTTGATGAAGATCCGCGTTAGCTTCTCTACTGGCATGGGCTCATGGTCCGCCACATCGGGCGCATCGGTGGTCATACTGTTCTCCTCTCTTGTTATTTGATGCGATGTATTCGCATCTGGTTAGCTAGTCAAGCATATTAGCGTAAAGCTCGATAAGTTTTGTGTGGACGTCAATTTTGTCGTCAAGCAGCGAGTATACGCGCCGCTCTACGCCTGACCCCTGCAGCTGCACCACAGTGCATTTGTGCTTTTGGCCCGTGCGGTGCACGCGCGCGTTGGCCTGCGCGTAGGTCTCCAGCGATGGTGTCGGTGCCCACCAGACGACCATGTTTGCTGCGGTGAGTGTCACGCCATGCGCCGCCGCCTGCGGCTGGATGACCAGCACTTTCGGGTCTGGAGTTGTTTGGAACCGGTGGAAGATGTCCGTACGCGCACTGGCGCTGACGTCGCCCCGGATGACCTCTGTCGTTATGCCGTCTGCTTTCAGCTTGTTGGTGAGCACGTCGATGACATGCTTGAACGGCACAAACACGAGCACCTTCTGGCTGCTCTCGTCGATGACCTCTTTCAGCACGTCGTAGCGGTTCTTGATGTCGAACTCTACCGCCTCGCCGTCATCGGTGTAGACCGCCCCTGCGCTGATCTGTAGCAGCTTGTTCATGTTTACCGCAGCGTTCACAGCGGTGACTGGCTCGCCTGCCACTTCCATGACCATCTGCTGCTTGAGTTTCATGTAGTATTGCTCTTGCTGCTTGGTCAGTGCCACAGCGCGTTTGACGTAGAGCATGTCTGGTAGGTCTAGGCACTCGTCCTTGGTGAAGCGAATGGCAGGCTGCAGCGCGCGGTGTACTAGGTCAGTAGCTGTGTCTTTCGGCTTCCATTTGAATTGGGTGACCTTGTACATCACCATGTCGCGCCATGACCCAAAGAAACGCGGCACCGCTGTCGGGTTCACCAGCTTGGCTAGGCCGTAGGCATCTTCTGGCCCCTGCGCTGCCGGTGTGCCCGTCATCATCCACAGCCAAGTATCCGGTTTAACCAGAGAGTTCAGC